GCGCGCTGTCGGCCGCGCTGCTGCTCGGGCTGCTGCGGGCGCTGCGCTGGGCGCGGCGAGCCGCGGGGGGATAGGTGATGGCGCGCAATCTGAGCACGTTCATGGCCGCGCAAGTCCACTACCGAAGCTGGTTCGAAGGGCTGGGCCTTGAGGACTGGCTGAATCCGGCAGGATGACCATGGACGACCACACCATCAGCTGGGCCAACCTGATCTCCGTTGCGCTTGGTTCGGGCGCCGTAGGCTATCTGCTGGGCGCGGCGTCAATGGCGTTGGTTCTGGGTCTATTGCGTACGCTCAAGCACAATCGAACACGAGAGGAAACCCATGCAGAGTGAAGGATTCCTTGGGCCGCGCGGCCAACTTGTCGCCCGCAAGATTCCGCGCCAGCGGGCACCACTCCGCTGGCGCCTGCGCAATGCGCTGCGCTGGTCATACCTCAAAGGCTGGATTGCGGCGCACTGGATCGCACCATTCGCCAATGCCTGGGGGATCATGACCGGGATTGGCCAGCTCGACGTGGTGCTGATTCGCGCGAGCGGCGAGCGCATCTACTATGGCACGGTCGGCTACCGGGTGATCACCAACGCCGGCGTCACCTTCCTACGCGACGATTGGAACAATAACGCGCAGGACTTCACTACCTTCAACTTTCACGGCTGCGGCACCGGTGCCACGGCCGAGGCGGCCGGTGACACCGCGCTAGTGACCGAGAGCACGACCGCCCTGAATCCTGATAGCACCCGCGCCACGGGCACCCGCTCGGCGCCAGCGAGCAACCAATTTGCCTCAGTCGGCACGGTCACCTTCGACGCCTCGGCGGCCATCACCGAGCATGGCCTCTTCAGCCAGTCCGCTACCGGCGGCGGCACGCTCTGGGATCGCACGGTGTTTAGTGTGATTAACGTGGTGAACGGGGATTCCATCCAATTCACCTATACGGGCACGCTCACCGCAGGAGGCTAGTATGGCCGTACTTCCGACCCTCGATCGCCAGCGCATCTGGCGGGGCATCATGCGCTACTGGTCGGCGCAGCGTGACATTCTGGCCGGCTGTACCAAGACCGACCTACAGGCAGCTATCAATGCCGCCGACGATTGGATCGATTCGAATGCGGCCAGCTACAACAGCGCACTGCCGGCCACCTTCCGCACCAATGCCACGGTCGCGCAGAAGGCCTTTCTGCTGGCGATGGTCGCCCTCGCACGCGGCAATGTGGCACTGCTGCGCGCCATTCTCGGTGAGGTGGGTTGATGGCAACACGCTTTGTCGGGCTGCCGCACAGTGCCGAGTTTCCGGCGAGCAACTTCCCGCAGATCACGCACATCAACCAGCGCCCGGTGCTGGCCTTTGATGCCGCGACCGACGAGACCGCCTACTGGACGGACATCGCGCCGCAGGGACTCACGGGCACGCTGACGCTCGTCATCACCTACTGCATGGCCAGCGCAACCAGCGGCACGGTCGGCCTCCAGGCCCAGATTGAGGCGGTTTCCGATGGCGATGTGACCGATCTGGATGCGACCACCAGCTTCGATACGGTGAACAACTCGGCGAGCACGACGGTGCCGGGAACGGCGGGGCAGATCGATCAGATCAGCATCACGCTGACCAATGCCGATAGCCTCGCCGCTGCGGACTACTACCGCATCAGCGTGAACCGGGACGCGGATGGATCGGCGATCACGGATAGTGCGACCGGCGACCTGTATCTGCTGGCGATCGAGCTGCGCGACGCAGCCTAGCGGAGTCTGCGATGGCCGTGCGCTTCGATGCCAACGCCGACTATCTCCGGCTTTCGTCGGGGATCTTCGACTACAACGCCGGCTACACGATTATGGCCTGGGCCTATCCGGTGAGCAACCCGACCGCCCAGATTACGCTGTTCTCGGTTGCCAACAATGGCTCAAATCTCGACCGCTTGCGATCGAACTCAGGCGGCACCACCTGGTCGGCACAGTCGATCGTGGGCGGGACATCGGTGAGTCCCACCGGCTCCAGCGTGAGCTATGGGAGCTGGCAACATTGGGCGATGGTGCGGCGGAACGCATCGAACCTCGACACCTACCTGAACGGCGCCTTGGACGCCACATCCAACCAGAATGTGAGCGGCCGCGCTGCGGCCGCGCAGCTGGATATTGGCAATACCAATGCAGCCAGTGCCTACTTCAACGGGCGTGTGTTCGCGATCAAGGCCTGGAATGTGGCGCTCACGGCCGCTGAGATCCAGGAAGAAATGCGCACCATCCGCCCGGTGCGACTTGCCAACCTCTGGGGCTGGTGGCCAGGGCGGCCAGGGAGTGGCGAGCGGGCGAAAGACTACAGCGGCAACGGGCGCAGTTTGACGGAAGGCGGAACCCTCACCGATGAGGACGCTGGCCCGATTAGCTGGGGGGCGCGGAGTGGCAAGCGCGCCCGACCGCCAGGCACGCAGTATAGCCAGATTGTGGCCGGTACCCTGACGAGCACGGGTGAATTGGTCAGGCGCACGGGCAAGGGCTTGGCTGGCACGCTGACGAGCACAGGGGCACTCATCAAACGCGCGGGCAAGGGATTGGCCGGCGCCCTGGCCGCAAGCGGCACGCTGGTCAAGCGCACGGGCAAGGGCCTGGTCGGCACGCTGAATAGCAGCGGGGCGTTAGCAACGGCGCGGGTCTACCTGAAAGCGCTCGGTGGCACGCTGAATAGCAGCGGCACGCTGGTCAAGCGCACGGGCAAGGGCCTGGTCGGCACGCTGAATAGCAGCGGCACGCTGACCAAGCGGATTGCCAAGGGCCTGGCCGGCGCGCTGAGTAGCAGCGGCGCACTCGCATCCGCGCGGGTGTATCTCAAGGCGATCGGCGGCGCACTTAGTATGGCCGGGGCGCTGACGAAGCGCACCGGCAAAGGGGTGGGCGGCACGCTGACCAGTGCCAGCACGCTGCTGAAGCAGACCCGTAAGGCAGTGGCAGGCGCGCTCAGCAGCGCGGGCGCACTGGCCAAGCGCACGGGCAAGGGGGTCGCTGGGACGCTTGGGATCGTGGGCGGCGTCACGATTACGCGGGCGCTCGCGTATCTCCGGCATCGGTTCCGCGCGGCGGCCGACGTGCCGGCTAGCATCCCGGCGCAGGGGCGGGCGTTCCTTGTTGCCGCAGACGCGCCGGCCAACATGTCGAGTGCAGGGCGTTCTTTCCTGGTTGCGGCAGATGCCGCGAGCGAGCAGCTATGATTGTTGTCGGCGAAGCGCAGATCGTCAGCGGAGCTAAGCTCGATTTTGCGATCGACTGGGCCGACTTTCTGGGCGCGCGCACGCTCAGCAGTGCCCTCTGGGCCACGATCAGCGGCCTGACCCAGGTCGGCGCGAGCAGCATCAGTGGTACACGCACCATCGCGCGCTACACCTCGACCAATGTGGGCGCGGTGTACACGCCGAACGTGACCGCCGTGCTGAATACGACCGAGGAGTTGATCGCCGGCTTCCGCCTCCAGATCGTCAGCCGCATTGTCGTGCAGGATCTCGCGCGCGCGGTCGGGGCCAAGTTTACGGTCGACGCGTTGCCGTGGGCCGACTATCTCGGCGGCGATACCATTAGCAGCCGGTCATGGTCGGTCGGATCGGGGCTCAGCATTCTCTCGGGCGGCACCACCGCAACGCCGCGACTGCACGCGACGGCGGCCGGCGTGTGGTACGCGACCGAGCATATTGTAACCGCGAGCGGGCAGGAAGACGAGCGATCGATCGCGGTGGCGGTGCGAAGCCTATGATCACACACCATGACCGACTCACCGTGATCGCGCGACTGCGCCTACTCGACCCAAGCCAGGACGCGCAGGCGCTTAATCGCGCGCTTACGGCGTTTCTCTCGGGCCAGCCAACCGCGCTGATCGAACACACAAACATACCTCGCGCACAGGTGCGGCTGGCACTGCGTCAGCCCAGCGGCTGGCGACGGATACGTGCGCTGCATATGTATTTAGACTGGGCCGGCGTGCCGGCGTAAGGGGTGTTTATGGCTCGCATCACCGCTGCCCTGCTGATCGCCCTGTTGCTGACCGGCACCGTCGCGCACATTATCGGACTGAGCTACGCGGCCGGGTTGCTGGGCCAGCCCTGGATGGTCGGCGCGCTTGGGGCCTACGGACTAACGACGACGACGTTCGCGCTGATGGTCGTTTGGACAAACGTGCGCCGACCGCCCGCTGCGCCCAGCGACGACTCGCTGATGGATTCGATCGGCCAGATCATGGAGGGTGCCGCGAAGCGCCCGCGCCGCTCGGCGCGCGTGCCCGAGGAGTTGACGCGAGAACAGGAGTAGTCAGGCGTTTCGGCAGATTCGGCACCTAAAAAATGAACATTACCGAGACAAAAGTTAAGCACTGGCGATTAAAGTTTCTTGATGGCCTGCGGATGCATGGCGTCGTAACGCGTGCCGCCATGGAGGCAGGGATTGATCGAGATACCGCCTACTATGAGCGCCAGCGCGACCCGACGTTTGCTGTTGAGTGGCAAGAGGCATTGGATCGTGGCGTGGATATGCTTGAGGACGTGGCCAAGCAGCGCGCTTTCGCTGGGAGTGATACCCTGCTGATCTTCCTGCTCAAGGCCCACCGCCCCGAGCGCTACCGCGAGACGATTCGCACTGTCTCGCTGAATATCACGCCTGACGATCTGCGCAATCTGAGCGATGATGACCTGGACAACCTCGAATCACAACTTAAAGCAACTGATCGCCGTTGAGCGCGAGCGCCGGCGCCGACAACGCGAACGCCAGCCTATCACGACCCCTTGGCGCGACTGGGCGGAGCGATCCTGGCCCGGTCGTGTCTACGCCCCGCGTCACGAGCGGCTCTGGTCGTGGTTCGAGCAACTGGAGGCGGGCAAAAAGCCCACCCCGACCGCGCGGATCGAGGACTGGGCGCGCGGTGGCGGCAAGTCGTCGAGCGTCGAACTCGGCACCGCCTACGCAGGGACGACCGGGCGGCGGCGCTTCGTCATGTACGTCTCGGGCACCCAAGCCAAGGCCGACGTACATGTGCAGGCGATCGGCTCGGTGCTTGAGCGCGCGGGCGTCGAGCGGTCGCTGAATAAATACGGGAACAGCAAGGGCTGGACGCAGCAGTTGCTCAGAGCCGCGAACGGCTTCAACGTGATCAGCTTTGGCCTGGACGCGGGGGCGCGCGGCATCAAGCTTGATGAGTTTCGGCCTGACCTGATTGTGCTTGATGATATTGACGACCGGCACGACACGCTGGCGACCGTGCAGAAGAAGATCGAGACGATTACGCAGTCGATCCTACCGTCGGGCTCAGCCGACTATGCGGTGTTGTTTGTGCAAAACACCATCCACGCGGATAGCGTCATGGCGCAGCTGATCGACGGACGCGCGCCGTTCCTGCTTGACCGGGCGCCGATTGTCGTTGAGCCGGCCGTGCAGGGCCTTGAGTATGAGCAGCGGGCCCAGGACGACGGCCGCCGCACGTATGTCATCACGGCTGGGGTGCCGACCTGGGCCGGCCAGAGCCTGGAGGTCTGCCAGGGGCAGATCAACGACTGGGGCTTGACCGCGTTCTCGCGCGAGGCCCAGCATGAGGTCGAGCACGTCACCGGCTCGATGTTCTCGCATCTGGACTTCGAGTCCATCCGCGTCGATCGCGCCGCCGTGCCGGCGATTGTGCGCTATGCGGTCTGGTGCGACCCAGCCGTGACCTCGACCGACCAGAGCGACTGCAACGGCGTGCAGCTCGACGGCCTGGGCGTTGATGGCAAGGTGTACCGCTTCTTCAGCTGGGAACAGCGCGCCACGCCGCAGCAGACGATCGAGTTGGCCTTCCTCAAAGCCGTCGAGTACGGCGCGCTGACTGTCGGCGTTGAAACCGACCAGGGCGGCGACACCTGGTACTCAGTCGCGCAACTGGCTTGGCAGAACCTGGTCACTGCCGGCAAGGTGCCTGCTGCGGCGCGCCAGCCGCGATTCCTGGGGGCGCGCGCCGGTAGCGTGGGCAGCAAGGCCGAGCGCGGCAGTCAGATGCTGACTGCCTACGAGCGCGACACCGTGCGGCATGTGCGCGGCACGCATACCGTGCTGGAGAAGGCGCTCAACCGCTTCCTGGTGAAAAAACCGTATGACTTGACCGATGCTGCCTACTGGGCCTGGGATGACCTGGCCAACGGCGGCAGCGCAGGAGTGTGACAAGATGGTACTACCGGCATGGATGCGCGGCGCAACACGCCACCCGTATGCAAATCCGCAGGCGGTCGGTGGGTGGGCGGCCTGGTGGGAGCGACTAGGGGATGTGATTGCGTTTGAGAAGCTCGACGGCACAATGGTCTATGACTGGGGTAGCGATGCGATTGACGAGGAGCAGCTATGACCATCTCTCGCCGCAACCTGCTCCGTGCGCTGTTCAGCGCTGATGCGCGCAAGGGGCTGACGATCTCGCGCAGCTCGACGCTCGAGCCGGGCGGCTTTGTCACCGAGGTGCGCCGCTACCGCCGACCCAGCGCGCCCTACGCCGAGACGGCCGACCTTCAAGGGGCGCAGCTGCGCAACGAGCTGGTCTATGCCTGCCTGGCGATTAAGGCCAGCACGGCGCAAGACCCGCGCTTGGTGGTACAGCGCCAAGTCAGTCGTGGCGGGAAGACCACCTACGAGGAGGTGCCCAACCACCCGCTGCGCCAGCTGCTGGTGACGAACGAGGCCGATCTGATGCGGGCGGCGATTATCAGTTGGGATGTGTCAAACCCGCGCCGGGTCTACTTCGAGAAGATCTATGATGGCGCACTGCTGGTCGGGCTGAACCCGCTGAACCCGGCGTGCATGCAGCCCGACTACAGCCGCGCCACGCGCGAGCTGATCGGGTATACCTACACCGACGGTGTGAACCGGCGCGCGTACAGCCTGGACGAGCTGATTGTGCGCACCGCGCCGGCCTGGTGCGACCCGCCGCCGCTCATCGCCGCGCTGGGGAGCGTGGAGAGCGACACGGCGCAGACTGACTACATCCGCGCGTTCTTCGAGAACGGTGGCGTGCCGGCCGGCTTCCTCAAGTACGCCATGCCGCTGAACGATCCAAAGCGCGATGAGATCCGCACGAAGTGGCAGGCGATCTACGGCAACCGCTACGGGCGGCAGCATGATGTCGGTGTGCTCGACATCAACGCCGACTATCAGGAGATTGGTGCGCCGCTCGATAAGCTAAGCAGCCAGACGCTGCGCAGTGTGGCCGAGAGCCGTATCTGCATGGTCTTTGGTGTGCCACCACTGATCGTATATGCCTACGTCGGCCTGCTGCGGGCGACGTACAGCAACCTCAGCGAGGCCTGGGCCGGCTTCTGGGACGCCACCATGTCGCCGGCGTTCAAGGACTGGCGCATCTTCTGGACGCGCGCACTCTTGTCAGAGTTCGAGGAGGAGCGCGATATCCGCACCGAGCGCGTGCGGCTGCACTACGATATGAGCAACGTGGCCGCGCTCCAGGAGGATGTCGATGCAATCCAGAAGCGGGCGCGCGAGAACTGGACGGCGGGGATTATCACGCTGAACGAGGCGCGCACCCAAGCCGGCTACGCGCCGATTGCGGGCGGCGAGGCAACCTTTCGCACCTCACCACCACCACCACCACCACCCGCAACGATCGGCGACGGCAAGGCGCAGAAGGATCGTGAAAGCCCGACCGTAGCAATGATCGAGCGACGTATGGAGCGCGAGGTGCGCGCCTACCTCGCAAGTGAGTACCGTGCGGCAGCGCAGGCGGTGCGTGCAGAAGGGTAACAACGATGAACCTCGACCCAGCAACCCGCGTCACACTTGAAGTGCTGTACCGCGTCCTCCTTTCCGCTGTCGTGCAGCTCGCGGCGGTGCTTGGCAAGGAGTCGCCGGTCCAAAGTCGCGCCGCCCGTAGACAAGCCCGGCAGAGTGTGCTAGAATGACATAAGCGCCTGGGGCGCACTTTCGACAATCTATCGCCTAACGCCGAAAGGCTAGCGGTGTCATCTCTCGTGATGAGAGGCGGCACCGCTTTTTTGTGTTATGCCCGACCCGACGACCAGTATGGACAACGGCAGCACGCTGGCCACGCTGATGCGCGGCCTGTACCCGCTGCTGGTCGAGGCAGCCTTCACCGACGCGGCGGCGCAGGGCCTAGGTGTCGCCTGGGATCTCGACAACCCGTTTGTGCAGGACACGCTCGACGCGCTGGCCGACCAGGTCGTGGGGATCGCAGAAACAACCAAAGACGAGATTCGCGCCCTGGTCGGGCGCCAAGCGGCCGAGGGCTGGTCGCTCGACGAACTAGCCGACGCTATTCGACAGGCGGGCATCACGCGCTCAGCTGCCCGCGCAGCCACCATTGCCCGCACCGAGACCACGCGCGCCTACTCGCTCGGCTCAATCGCCGCCTTCCAGGTCTCGGGGCAAGTGGATCGCCTGGAGTGGCTGACGGCCCAGGATGAGAAGACCTGCCCCGAGTGCGCGGCGCTCGATGGTCGAATCGTCGCGCTGGGCAAAGCTTTCGACGGCGGGGTGTACTTCCCGCCGGCGCATCCAAATTGCCGATGCGCCATTTTACCCGTACTCAACGAGGACTAGCGCTATGCCGATCGAGTACAAAGCATCCAAGGCCGCCATGATGGGCATCGACGATCGCACCGTTACCGGGATCTTTGCCGTGCATGGCAATCTCGATTCGGGCGACGGCTGGACGATGCGCGACCGCTCGCACCCTGGCCTGTTTGGCGATTTCACCGTCGACGGCCGCAAGCGCGCCGTGTTTCTCTGGCAGCACCGCAGCCAAGACCCGCCGATCGCCACGATTGATCGGCTGTTCGAGGTTGCGGCGGCCGACCTGCCCCCGGCGGTCAGGGCGTATGCCCCCGACGCGACTGGCGGCGTGGCGGTGGCGCGCACCTACCTCGACACGCCCCGCGCGAACGAGGTGTTGGCGGGGCTCAAGGCGGGCGCGATCACCGAGATGTCGTATGCCTACGAGGCAACGCGCTACGACTTCGAGGAGCCCAAAGACGGCGGCATGCTGGTGCGCAACCTCTACGCGGCCGAGATCTTCGATGTGAGCGATGTGAACTGGGGCATGAACCCCGCCACATCCGCCGACGGTGCCAAGGGATACCAGTATCTGGGCGATCATCACGCTGCGGTGCTTGCTGCCGTGGCAACCTATAAGGCGCGTCTGCAAGCCCTCTCCGAATTGCGTGCCAAAGAGGGGCGGATCTTGTCGGGCGAGAACCGCAGGCGAATTGAGGAGGCGGTCGGCTCGCTGAAGCAGGCGACCGACGCACTCAACGACCTGCTCGCGGCCACCGATCCGAAGGCGGCGCCTGTGCCGCCCCCGGCTGCACCAACCCCCGAGGCCATCCGCCAGCTCTACGCGCAGTATCAGCGCACGCTGGCCACACTCAATGGAGTTGCACTGTGAAGCAGAAATATGAGATCGCGCAGGCCATGCAGGCTAAGCGCGAGCGACTGGCCGAGCTGTTCAAAGGCTTCCCCGACGTGACCCTGACCGCCGACCAGGCCGCCGAGGCGAATGCACTAAACGGCGAGCTGAAGGAGCTAGGCGAGAAACTGGACCAGGCCGCCGCTCTGGAGGCCATCGCGCTACAGAACCAGCGCGCGCTGGAGTCGGGTCGCGTCGTGGCCGACGAGCGCCCGGCCGGCCGGCAACGCGGCGAGAGCGATGCGGCAAAGAGCCTGGGCGAGCGCTTCGCTGCGCACCAGGTTTACCTGGGCTCGAAGGGCATGTCCAAGCGCCAGTTTGGCATCCCGTTCGAGGACGCCGACCCCAAGTCGGCGCTGTATCGCGAGTCTAAGACCACCATGACCACGGCGGCCGGCTATGCGCCACCCAACCCGCGCACGGGCTTGGTTGTGCTGAGTGCCCAGCGCCGGCCAGTGGTGGCGGACCTCATTCCGCAAGACACCACCGAGCTGACCGTGATCAAGTACATGGAAGAGACGACCTTCACCAACAACGCCGACACGATTGCGCAGGGCGGCACCTACAGCGAGGGGGCGCTGGCCTACACCGAGCGCTCGACCACAGTCGAGAAGATCGGCACCAGCTTGCCGGTCACCGACGAGCAGCTCGACGACGTGCCGAGCGTGCGCGCGCTGATCGACAACCGCCTGACGCTGATGCTGCTGCTTGAGGAAGAGGATCAGCTGATCAACGGCTCGGGCACTACCCCGAGCCTGATGGGCTTCCTCAACAAGTCGGGCGTGCAGACGCAGGCCAAGGGCGCCGATCCAGTGCCCGACGCCGTGTTCAAGGCCATGACCAAGGTGCGCTACACCGGCTTTGCCGACCCGACCGGCGTCATCTTCCACCCGAACGACTGGCAGGATATTCGCCTGCTGCGCACCGCCGACGGTGTGTACATTTGGGGTAGCCCGGCCGACGCCGGCCCCGAGCGCATCTGGGGCCTGCCAATCGTGCAGACGACCGTGCAGACCGAGAACACCGCGCTGCTGGGCGACTTCGCGCTCTACAGCCACATCAGCCGCAAGATGGGCATGCAGATCAGCGTCGGCTGGGTGAACGCGCAGTTCGCCTCGGGCCATCAGACGATCCGCATCGACGAGCGGCTGGCGCTCGAGATCTATCGGGCCGCAGCGTTTTGCACTGTCACGGGAATTTGATCGCCCTAGGGCAGCAGACTGGGCGGCGCGTTGCCACGCCGCCCCTATGATAAGGAGCTATCCCTATGGCAATCATCGAGGGCGTCACCGCCGAGATCCTGAACTACGCGGGCGTGCCCGGCACCGGCACCGACGAGGTGCAGACGCTGACGATCGACGCGACCGGCGGCACGTTCAAGCTGAAGTTTGAGGGCTTTGTCACCGCCGCGATTAGTTGGTCGGCGACCAACACCACGCTGCGCGACAATGTGGACACCGCGCTTGAGGCGCTGCCGAGCATTGGCACCGGCGGCATTACGACCGCAGTCGGCACCATGACCGCAGGTGTCGGCACGCTCACGCTCACGTTCGCGGGCAACCGGGGCAAGCAGGCGATCGGGAGCCTGGTCACCGTCGCCAACAACAGCCTGACCGGCACCGCCACGCTGAGTATCGCCGAGACCACCCCCGGCGTCGATGCGACGTTCCGTGGTGCCCCGAAGGGCCAGCTAGTAGTCGATACGACCAACGGTAAGCTCTACATTAACACCGGGACGGCGCTCGCACCGACCTGGACCGTGGCCGGCACCCAGTCGTAAACAGGAGTTGCGATGTATACCCACCAAGGCCCCCGGCTCTATGTGGCCGCAGATCAGCAGACGGTGGTACAGGAAGGCGACCCGCGCGCCGCCTTCCTGCTTATCGCCCCCGGCCAGACCATGAGCGACGCGGATGCCGCGCGCTATGGGCTAACCGCGTCTGAAGGCGAGAAGGCGGCGCAGTCCAAGCCGAACAAGGCGCGGGTGCCGCGCGAGAACAAGGCGGGCTAGGATGGGAAGACGACCGCCGCCATTGCCCGTTGTGCAGCCGCAAAGCGGGCTTACCCCAGAAGAGCAGGAGGTATCCGATCTTCTGGTGCAGGCGTGGAATCGGTTTATGGCGTTTGAAGATGCAATCAAGTCGGATGACCAGGAAGAGTTCAGGCAGGCCATCCATGCGGCGCAGCGGGTGCTGCAAACGCGGATGCTTCGCAGACTCTTTCCGGAGTATTGGTCATGAGCTACGCCACCGTCGCACAACTGCGGCAGTATCTGCCGCAAAACCCCGAGTATGGCCAGCAGACAATCACCGGCGGCGGTGGTGCGTTTACGCTGACTTACGAGGGCGCGACGACGGCGAGCCTAGTCGCCACTGCCACCGCCAGCACCGTGCAGAGCGCCCTGCGCGGACTGGCCGGCATTGGCACCAGCGGCGTGAATGTGCAGGGGCCACCGGGCGGCCCATGGGTCGCGAGCTTTCAGGGTCAGCTCGCCACGAACGCCGCGCTGCTGGCCGCGAGCGGCGCGACCATCGCGCCAACCACCAACAGCCTGCTGCAAAGCTGCCTCGATCGGGCAACCGAGACGGTGCGCGGCCAGCTGCGCGCACTCCTGGCCGATCCGACGTTCGACTGGGCGGCTTGGCCGAGCGCGAGCACCAAGATCGTGACCGGCGTACCGGGCGAGTATCTCTATCTGCCATCGCACCAGGCCGCGAGCGTCTCGCTAGTCGAGTACATGAGCGCGACCAACCCAGTCGCCTACACGACGATCACCGATCAGTGGCTGGAGGAGGATGGGCGGCTCTGGCGCGCGGCGGGCTGGCTGCCGCAGCGCTACCGTGTCACCGCCGCGTGGGGGTATGGGCCGACCGTGCCGGCACAGGCGGCCGAGGTGGTGCTTGAGCTGGCGGTCAACATCTGGCGCAGCCGCGACAAGGGCGGCTTTAGCGAGGTGGTCGGCGTGGAGGGCAGCAGCGCGATGCGCGTGGTGGCGGGGCTCACCAAGCAGCAGCAGGCGACGCTCGTCGCACTGAGTCAGGAGCTCGGGCAGCTATGGCTCTAACGCCCGAGCAGGCCGCGCAGCGGCTCAGCCCGCAGGCGTTTCAAGCGCTGCTTGAGCCGACCATGCAGCGCATCACGCTGATCGCGCTGGCCAATAGCCAGCGGCGCACGCCGGTGCGCACGGGCACCCTACGGCGGTCAGAAACGACGCGCGTCGAGGCGGGTGGCATGCGCGGCTTTGTCGGCACCAATATCGTGTATGGCCCGTTCGTGCATCGCCGGGTGCCGTTCTTCCAGCTCGGCATCGACGACAGCCGCAGCGCGATCGAGCACGAGTTGCAAAAGCTGGGCGATCAGTTTGTGGCGCGGGTGGCATCGTGAGCGCAGTAACGGTCTGGCAGGGGCTTGAGGAGCGGCTGCGCACGGTCGACGGCCTGCAGAACGTGCTGCTCGGCGAGCCGTCGAGCGTGCATGACTGGCCCGCCATATACGGTGCCTACGAGCGCTTTACGCACCCGCTCAAAAACTCGCCGCCGGCGCGCGGGATTGTCGGCTTCGATCACGTCTTCGTGCTGCGGCTCTGCATCCAGTGGGTGGACAACCCGCAGGCCGAGATGCAGCTGCTGAGCTTGTTGACTGCCATCCCGCTGGCGATCGACGCCGACCCCAAGCTCGCCGGGCGCATCGGCGGCGGCATGGCGCACATCGATGAGGGTGCGGCGGGCTTTGCTGAGATCGGCGGGGTCAAGTGCCGCGTTGTGGACTATACCTGCCAAGTGCTTGAGAAAGTGGAGGGCATCTAATGTTGTACTACGACCCCAGCAAGAACCCCGGCGGCGCGAGCCTCGACGGCGTGCCGCTGCGCGACCTGACCGACGACGACCTGGCCGCGCTGCCCAAATGGCTCTTGGCCAGTGTTGAGGCGTGTGGCTTTTACACGACCGAGGTGTCGCACGAGCCCGAGCCAGCGATCGACCCGGCTGTGCTTGGCGAGTTGGCTGGCATCGAGGTGCCAGCCAACGATTTCGCGGACGCCGAGAATCCCGCCCCACGCCGGCGGCGCTAGGGCGCTGTCTTCGTTCTAACCAACACCCAAAAGGAGTGACCCGCTATGGCTTCAGCCGAAATCGCATTTGAAAAATCCGCGCTCGCGCTGGAGTCGACGCGCGGTACCGCGATTACCACGCCCACCCACGCGTTTCCCTGGCCGATCATGATCGATCCCGAGCGCATCCGCGCCAAGCCCGACGATGCGCGCGGCACCCTCGTGCGTAACTACCGCGTGAAGACCACCCAGGCCAACGCCGCCTGGTCGGCCGAGGGCGCGATCGACACCGACTATATTCCATTCATCTTGCAGATGATCGCCAAGGGCAGCATCACGCCGACGACGCCCTCGGGCGCGACCAGTGCCCGACTCTGGACGGCCACGCCGACGATCAACGCCGACGATCTCAAGACCGCCACGCTGTGGGCCGGCGATCCAAACCTCACCACCGTGCGGCGTGCGGCGTTCGCCATGGCCGAGGAGTTCACCGTCGAGGCCGACGCCGGCAGCGAGGATGGCGCGCAGGGCAGTCTCTCGGGCTTCTGCCGCTACCCGACCAATGTCTCAGCACCGACCTACGCGGCGGCGCTCACGACGGGCGACATCCTGATCCCGAGTGCCATGCAGCTCTGGATCGATACGTCGAGCGCGATTGGGACGACTGAGGTGACTGGTCGTTTTCTAAAAACCAAATGGACCATCCCGACCGGCGCGGTCAAGAAGCGCTACGCCGCCGGCCCGGCCAGCGGGCTCAATTTCAGCAGGGTCGGGCGCGGCAAGCGCGCCGCCAAGGCCGAGATCACGGTCGAGCTGAACGACACCAGCTTGGCGGGCGAGTACGCCTCTTTCGAGTCCGATACCACCATCAAGATGCGCATCCGCCTGAACGGTGGCTTTATCGAGACGGCCAGCACCGTTGACCTGTACCACTACCTCCAACTGGACATCTATGGACAGGCCGAGGATTTCAGCTGGGAAGAGGTCGAGGGCGTGAACCGCGCATTCAAGATCGCGATCGAGTCGACCTACGACACGACGGCCGGCGCCGACTTCGTGCTGTCGAGCCAGAACGTCCGCGCCACCGTCTAGTATTCGCCCACGCGGCCGATCATGATCGGCCGCGTGGCACTCTGTGAAAGGCACACGATGAGTATCTTTCTCTCCAATGACACGCGGGTGCGTGTGGCGCTGCCTGACGACCCCGAGAACGCGATCTATATCCGCCCACGCATGAATATCGGGCAGCGCAACCGCGTACAAGGCGCGAGCCTCATGATGGGCGCCGATGGCAAGCCTGATCTGAACGTTGGCGCTGGTCAGGATGCGCTGATGGCGGTGAACTTCGTGGCCTGGGAAGGCTCCAAGTTCACCCTTCCGAACGGCAAGGTTGCGCCATGTACGCCGCAGTATCAGCAGCAGCTCGACCCCGCCGATCCGCTGGTGCAGCTCGCGCTCAAAGAGATCAACGACCGCAATAAAGAGGCGTCGTCACCCGACCCAAAATTACCCGATTCGAGTGGCTCTATGGACGATGGCGCTACGTCCTAAGTCACCCCGACGACAAGCAGCGCACGGCGATCGGAGCGTTCGAGTTTGAAATCCAGTTGGCCGAGCGCTATCACTGGACCCCCGAGCAGATCGCGCAGCTTGACCCCGACTACGCAACCGAGCTGCGCGCCTGGCTGCTCGCCGAAAGCCACCACTGCCGCGAGAAGACCAAGCCGAAAGACGACTGACCATGGCCTCTGCTGCCCTTGAACTGCTCATTCAACTGAAAGACGAGGCGTCGTCGGGGCTCGCCGCGATCACCGGCGGGCTAGGCAATGTGGGTAAAGCAGCGCTCACGGTGGCCGGCGGCGGTCTGCTCGCGATCGGCGGTGGGCTGACGGCGGCGATTGGCGCGGGGCTCAACTTCAACAACTCCATGGAGCAGGTGAGCGCGCAGTTGATGGCCTTCACGAAGGATGGCGCGGCGACAGCTGCAATCCTCGATATGATCAAGACGCGCGCGGCCTCGACCCCGTTCGCGTTTGAGGATATGGCGACCGCCGCGACCGCGCTCCTGCCCGCATCCAAGGCGGCCGGCGTCGGCCTGGAAGAGCTGATCGCGCAGGCCGAAATCCTGGCCGCCTCCAACCCGGCCGAAGGGCTCGAAGGCGCGGCCTTTGCGCTCAAGGAGGCCGCCGGGGGCGACTTCGCCAGCGCGATCGAGCGCTTCAATCTGCCGCGCCAGTATATCAACCAGCTCAAGGAAGAGGGTGTCCCGAACCTCGAGATCCTAAGCCGTGCGATGGGCCAACTTGGACTCGACGCCGACCTGGTGAGCGGACTGGCAAACACCGCGAGCGGCCGCTGGTCAACCTTCCTCGACACCATGACGAATGTAGCCGCCGAAGTCAGCAAGCCAATCTTCAGCGCGTTTTCGTCGGGTTTAGCCGGTGTGCAGACCGTCTTGGATGCGAATATGCCGGCCATCACGGCGTTCGCGGGGGTGCTGGCCGGGCAGTTGGCATCAGCTATTCAGTGGCTGATTGGCACTGGTGTGCCCATGCTGATCGCAGGCTGGCAGGGTCTACAGCCCGCACTAGCGAGTGTCGGCGATGTCCTTACGATGGTGGCCGGCCTCTTTATGCAACTCTGGACGTCCGTGCAACCGCTTCTTCCCTCGCTCCAAGGCGCGCTTGTGCCGGCGCTGATCGGCCTCGCTGCCGTGATCGGCGGCGGGATCGTGGTCGCGCTTGGCTCCATGGTCGCGGCCATGGTCGCGGCGGCAGCGCCGATCGTGGCGCTCGTGGCCGCAGCTGGCGCACTCTATGCTGCCTGGTCAAGCAACTTCCTGGGCATCCAGACGATTGTCACGGGCGTGCTGGGCGCTGTCCTGGGGATTGTTCAGAGCGTCGGCGCCCAGATTGTCGGCTTCTGGCAGGCCAATGGGGCCAGCATCATGACCAGCGCGCAGGCGGCGTGGAGCGGGCTGCAAGCGCTGGTGAGTGCGGCGCTGTCGGGCGTGTGGTCGGTCGTCTCGGCGATTGGCGGCCAGATTGCTGCCTTCTGGCAGGCCAACGGCCAGGCCATTCTGGCGACGGTGCAATCGAGCTGGGCGCAGGTCGGCCCAATTATCAGCGGCGCGCTGCAGATCGCCGGCGCGGTGATTCAAGCGTTCGCTGCGGTGGTGACTGCGGTGTTCGGCGCGATTGTGACCTTCCTGCAGGCACACAGCGGCAGCATTCAGGCGATCCTGACCGGCGCCTGGCAGATTATTCAGGGCGCGGTGACAACGGCGATGGGCGTGATCAGCGGCATTATCCGCACAGTACTCGCCGTTATTAAAGGTGATTGGTCTGGCGCGTGGCAGGGACTTCAAGATATTGTCCGGGCGATCCTGAACGGCATCGGCCCGATCCTGAGCGGGATCGGCACGACTATCAAGGGGATGATCGGCCTGGCCGCTAGTGCGATTGCGGATGTGGCTGCAGCGGTGGGGAATACCGCATTAAGTATCGGCAAGGCAATCGTGAGTGGCATTATCAGTGGCGTCAGTTCCGCCGCTGGCGCACTCACGAGCAAGCTCAAGGAGATGGCCAAGGGCGCGCTAGACGCGGCGAAGAGCGCCCTCGGTATTGCATCGCCGTCGAAGGCGTTTGCTGATCAGGTGGGGCTCCCCATCACACAGGGCATTATTGCGGGATTCGTGGCCGGCATGCCCAAGGTCAACGGCAATCTCCTAAAGGGTGTCGGCCTACTCATGGAAAAGGTCGCCGGCATCGTCGATGCCGGCGCCACCGCAATGAGCAAGCTCGGTGGCTTCTCCGGCGCGCGCGGCACCGGCATTGACGGCTTCCTGTCCTCAATACAGGAGATTGCGATCAAGTTTGCGGCAACGGCCGACGTGCTGGGCGGCCGCGTGCTTGGCACCGCCAATCGTTTCAGCGAAACAGCCGGCAAGGTCGTTGGCATGGTTGGCAGCGCCGTCGAGTCGATAAACACACTACAAGACTTCGTACAGCCGACCCGCGCGGCCGTGGGGGCGTTCGGCGACGCGCTCGCGCTTGTCGTCGGGGTGGTGAGCACGGTGGCGAGTTGGTTCCAGCAAAAGAGCATCGACGCTGGCGCGAAGTTCAGCGAAGGCGCCAGCAAGATGCTCGGGGTGGTTGGGCCAGCGATTGAGGCGTTCAAGAAACTCCCCGACCTCGTGGTTCCATCGCGCGTGGCGGTTGGGTACTTCGGCGATACACTCGCGCTCGTGGTGGGGAATATCGCCTATATTGCGACATTGTTTGCGGCCCAGGGTGTTGCCGCCGGCGCGGTATTCGCCGACGGCGCAGGCAAGATGCTTGCAATCATCGGCGCCGGCGTGGACGGGTTTACGAAGTTGGCGACGTTCCAAGGCATCCCCGGCGCGGCGATGTACCTGTTCAGTGTCGCGCTGCACAATGCGGTATTTCAGCTCGTGGGGCTGTCGCGCATGTGGACTGCGGATGCCGTTGCGGCGGCGGCGGTGTTCGCCGATGGAGCGGGCAAGGCTATTGCCATCATTGGCGGAGGGGTTGAGGGATTTGTAAAACTTGCCGCGTTTCAGGGCGTTCCCCAAACAGCGATCGATGCGTTCGGCGTAGCGCTCAATGCCGCATTCGCCGTCATTGAGTACATCGCGGCAAGTTGGATTCCGGAGTTTGTCGTGCGCGCGGCGGTGTTCGCCGATGGAGCCGGGAAAGCGATTGGAATCATCGGGGGTGCGGTCGAAGGATTTGTGACATTAGCAGCCTTCGAGGGCGTGCCGGAAGTGGCAATGAGCGCCTTTGGCTCAGCGCTCAACGCCGCACTAACCGTAATCGAGTCGATGAGCGCGACCTGGGCGACGACCGGGCTTACTCAGGCGGTGGCATGGGCACAGTCAGTCGATGCAATCGTGAAGACAATTACAACGGCCATCGACGCGATCACCAAACTTGGCCAGCTGCAAACCGGGGCAAGCGGGCTGCTCGACACCTTTTCGGCCACGCTGGGGGGGCTGTTGACCGAGATGCAGACTCACGTGCTCCCGGCGATGGAGACCGTTGGGGGGAACATGATGATTGGGCTTGCGAACGGCATCACGGCGCAGCGCTCGGCGCTCGTGAACGCAATGATCGCGACCGTCTGGGCCGCCGTGCAGGCGGCCCAGGGCGCGCTCGGCATCGCATCGCCGTCGAAAGTGTTCGAGCAGATTGGCCAGTACGCCGGCGAGGGGATGGTTGGCGGGCTGGGCGCGATGCAGCCGGCCGTTGCGGGTGCAGGCGCAGGCCTGGGCGTAGCGGCCGTGGGCGGCGCGGTGTCAGGCGGCGGGGGTGGTGGTGGCGCGCTCAGCATCACGTTCGCGCCTGGCTCGATCGTGGTGAACGGGGTGGCCGGCGCGTTCACCGAAAAGCACCTGCAGCTGCTGGCTGACAAGATCACAGAGAAGATCGCAAACGATCGGGGCGGGCGGTAGCGCGCGGGCTTCATTCGACGAAACAACAACGGGGCCAGGAACCTGTTTACCCTCTCCGACTCTCGGTAAAGGCGGTTGGGCCGCCAGAGGTTTCCACCCTGGAGTGTTGCCATTGTCGCGCGCCGCGCGCCCCTGAGTAGTATACACATATGAGCTACACGAATCAACTCGGCACCATCTACCTGAATAACACGGCCGGCGCGGTCACCCCCGGCGGCGATCCGACTGTGGGGGCGCTGACCCCGTTTGCGATCCGCGGGGGCTGGACACCGGCGGCAGCGGAGCCCGATTCTGCATTTGCGAGCAGCGGACCGCTCTCGGCCGCCGCGCGCCTGGCCTACAGCGCGTACCCGCTCACCGTCCAAGAGACAATCCCGATCGGCGTCGAGGGCACGAGTCACAACAACGCCCAGCGTCTGCTGGGCCTGCTGCGCGCCGCTCTGCGCCGCCCCGGCAAGCGCGGGCCGATTGTGTGGCGCATGCGCCCGACAGGGGCGCTCTTCGACGCCTACACCGAGGTGTATGGCGGCGCGGTGGCGGATGATGGCGGCTCAGGCGGCATTGATGCGGCGCATACTGGTGGCTACCACCTGGAGGCCGAGATTACGCTGACACGCGCCGCGTTTTGGGCCAGCGACACACTGGAGACGGCGATCGCGGCCGCGACCAGCGTGGCAAACCGCCCGAGCGGGACGCCAAGCAACGTGACCGCGTTCGCCGGCCTCAGCCAGGGCGAGCTGCTCGACGAGGGCCAGCCGCTGAATCTTACGATCGCCAAGCCGGCCAGTATGGCGGCCGTGTCGCTCTATCTGGCGACGGTCGAGAGCCGCAGCGCGCAGGCGCCCGCCAGCGCCAAGACCACCACCAGTACCAGCGGCGTTGCATTCACGGCCGGCACGGCGATCGACGTATCGGCGCTGCGCGCCAAGCCGGGCCTGTTCGTGTACGGGTTCGCGCGCCTCACTACGATCACCGCGCCGACCAAAATCAAAGTACAGCTAACCTTCCAGAGCCCAGCCGGCTCGACGCTCTGGGCCGGGCCATGGGTGCCGATCGGCACAAACACGACCGCGCAGCTGGTTGACCTGCTGGGCACGGGCCTGGAATCGGCGCGGCTGCCCGGCGCGGGCGCGATGCAGGCCGTGCCAGTGGTCAACATCAAATCGACCGACGGCACCAGTGTGACGGCCACGCTCGATACGCTCGATATCCTACTGGCCTACACGGTCGGCAGTATCGACGGCGGGGCCGGGCTGAGCGCGGGCCAGAGCTATCAGATCTACAGCGCACAGAACTATGCGGGCGGGGGCTGGCTGCCGCTGCCGGCGCCGATCGCCTCGGTGGTGGATAGCTCGACGGGCGCGCATATCCGGCGCTGTGTGGCGCGCGGCGAAATGCCGCTGGCCATGCAGGGAGCCAGCCTCTGGCTAGCCTGGGTCGATAGCGGCGGCGCGCACACTGCGACCGACACGACGACCATCAGCGCGCAGTCAGTGCCGCTCTGGCATACCATTCGAGGGGCGACGTGATCCCCATCCCGCTCACAACCGTGGTCTACGACCGGGGCGCGGCCGGCGCTTTTACCTGGCAAAACCCGGTCAGCCTGGCCGGGCGCCTCACGTCCTACGAGGACGCGATCGAGGCGCGCGGCGGCTTTGTGTCGCTGCGCGTCGCGTTTCGCTGCTCAGCGGCTGAGCTGAAGGAGTGGCTTGACGCGGGGCTGCTGCGCGGCATGCGCAGCTACACCCCGCGCGGCCGGCTGCGCTGGGAGGGGGCGCTGATCGAGCTGAAGGCCACGATTGGCCCGATCGTAATCACCCGCTCACTCGAAAACATGGCCAATGTGCTATTGGTCAGCTACGGCACCGACCAGGGCGGCACCGGCAACACGGCGACGTTTTCCAGCGCGGCCAGCATTGCCGAGTATGGCACGAAGATGCTGCAGGCCGATCTCTCGACGACCACGGCGGTCGGCGCGGCAAACTGGGCCGAGACCGAGCTGGCCAAGGCGGCCTGGCCGCAGCGCGCGCGTGAGATCACGCTCGACGGCGACGGGGGCGGCGATATTACGGTTGAGCTGCGCGCGGTCGGGCGCTACACGCTGCTCGACTGGCTGCTGACCGCAAACACCAGCACCACCAGCACCGCGACCAACACCCAGCTTGGCGCGCTGCTGACCGCCTACAACGCAGTCAACAACTGGCTCTCGGCGAGCACGGCCGACGTGATCAGCACCGGGCACAGCGATACCGAGTACATCGACCCATACACGAGTTACCAGGAGAAGATCGAGACGCTGCTGAGCCAGGGCAATAGCGCCAAGCAGGCGCTGGCCTGGGGCGTGTACGCGGACGGCGCATTTACGGTCAAGGTCTGGGCCGGCGCCACGCCGAGCGTGATTAGCTACTACCGCGACGCGCGCGACAAGACCGTGCGCGACCCCTACGGCAACATCGTCGAGCCCTGGGATATCCTACCCGACGCCATGGCCGAGGACGTGGCGCTGCTGGGCATGGCCGAGGACGCTGCGGCGATTGCGACCGAGACGCGCGAGTACATTGCGCGCGTCGGGCTGCGCGTCGGCGCGAGCGGGGTCGCGGTCACCATGGAGCCCGAGGTGCTCTCGACCACCAGCCCGGCCGCCGTCGCCGAGGCAATCCAGCGCCCGATCGGGCGTGGCGCCACCGACCGCAGCAGCCGGGCCAGCACCATTGGTCGGGCGATTAAGAAAAAGACGCGCACCATCCATCAGTCGAGCGATAATCCCAAGACGCCGGTGATCACCGGCGGCGGATCGATCGACACCGGCGGCGGCACGATTACCTACCCGCCCGGCAGCGGCAGCAGCACCGGCGTCACTGGCTCCGGCACGACCGGCCAGCTGGCTAAGTGGACATCGTCGAGTGCAATCGGCAACGCGACGGCCGGCACCGACTACGCGGCGGCGGGGCATACGCACACACCAAGCGGCACCGGCCTTGCGCCGATCGGCGCCAAGTACATCGTGCAGGAATCGGACGCCGACCTGACGAACGAGCAAAGCCTGGGCCTGCTGACGACCGGCATTGTCAAAAACACGACCACGGCCGGGGTCGGCGTGCTGTCGATTGCAGTCGCTGGTACCGACTATGTAGCGCCGGCGGCGCTTGACGAACTGATCGACGATCGGGTCGGCTCGCTTCTGGTTGCGGGCAACCTGATCACCCTGACCTATAACGACGCCGGAAACACGCTTACTATTGCGGTGTCGAGCCTCAGCGAAACCATCGACGATCGAGTCGCGGCGCTGCTCGTGGCCGGCGCGGGCATCGGCCTGAGCTATAACGACGCCGGCGGCGCACTCACCATCAGCAACACCGCAGGCGGCACCGTTGGCGGCACCGGCACGGCCGGCCGCATCCCGCAGTGGGCTACGGGCGGGGCTGATCTGCAAGACAGCACGCTGATCAAAACTGGCGCGGGTCTGCTGACGCTCTCGGCTGCGGGGGCGGCAACGCTCACGATCGACGCCTCGATCCGCCTGACCGGCAGCGGCGCCAGCAGCGGCGACGCGCTGATCTTCAACGGCACCGCGTTCGCACCGACGGCACTCACACCGGCCGCGATCGGCGCGATCGATGGCAGCGGCACGGCCGGGCGGCTCGCGCAGTGGTCGGACGCTGACACGCTTGCGGCCGCGACGCTGATCAAAAGTGGGGCGGGCGTCCTCACACTCAGCGCCGCCGGCGCCTACACGCTGACGATCCCGGCGACGGGTACAGCGGCGCTCGGCAGCGGCACAGCCAATCAGATCGCGTATTGGAGCGACGCTAATACACTGACATCCGATGCCGATCTCCGCTACGACGGCACCCGCATGGCGCTCGGCACGACGATCGATGCCGCCACGCGCCTGGTCATCAACGGCACCGGCACGAGCAGCGGAACGTATGGCCTGCAGGTGCGCACATCCGGCGGCACCACCAACTTCCGCGTTGACGACAGTGGAGGCTGTTTTGCCCGCACGGTGTTTTCGGCGGGCACCGACGTAGTGGCCGGCAATGCCGTGCGCACCGCGACCGGAATCGGCTGGGATTTCGGCCCGTTCACGGCGGGCAGCGACGTGGCGAGTATCGGCTATGTGACGGTATCGATCGCCGGCACATCATATCGCCTGATGGTGCGGGCATAAGGGGGCAGACATGGCATTTGCAACTGCGCAGGCGCGCATCACTGCGGTGGAACGAGCCGCGAGCGTTTTGGGGACGCTGCGCACGATCTACTTTCATAGCCAGCAGCTGCAGGCGATGGTGCAGCTGTATCAGGCTGGCACGGATCCAACGCTGAATGCGGCATTCAACGCGCTGTTTACGGTCGCGGATCGCCAGGAGCTGGCGACGATGATCGGCCAGTTACAGGCCCTCGCGGCCGATTGGGAGACGAATCACGCCAGCGTACTGGCATAGGAGCAGCATGCACGCAATCCTCACAGCCCGCCACGCAGAGCTTGTGGCGGCACGCGAGCAGAACAGCCGGCACATCCTCGAGCTGCGCGGCCTGCTGGCCCAAGCTGAGCAGGCCGATTATGGCTACAGCGTCGCACTCGGCGAGATCGAGCGCCTGCTCGCTCAGGCGCATGCACGAGAGGATGAGGATTATGATCCTGCCGAATAACCTGACCCGCTACACCGGCGCGAACGCCTTTACGGCCGAAGACGCGGCCGGCAATGTGTTCGCGGTCTTCCAAGGCCCGCTTGACTCGGGCGTCTGCGTGATGCGCCGGCCCGATGGCACCATGACGCAGATCGCACTGCCGCCGATCGTGGGCCGACCATCGCTCGATGTCAACCCGCTCTGTGGGCTATGGGTCGTGGGGAATCGCGAGGCAGGGCCGCGTGAGTTCCCGCCGCGCTACCGCATTGCCGAGTACGTCCCGTTCGCGCTCGGCGCGCCGGGCAGTGGTGGGGCCGTGGCGCCCGAGCAGGCGGCCGCGCTCGCGCCGATCACCGGCGAGACGTGGCCGAATGGCGGCCAGCCCTACGCCGGCGATGTCGTGAGCGATGGCAAGCTCGCGCTGCGGCTGAGCAAAATCATCCGCGTGCTGCTGGAGCTGCGCGCGTCCGTGGTACAGCTCCAGCGGCTGGCGCGGCAGCGGGGCGAGCTGCGGTAGTGCGCCGGATAGAGGCATAGCGAGGCATAGCATGGACATCCCGATCGTCGGCCCAGCCAGCGGCTCAGCGGATGCCGCCGAGCGCTG